CTATATATGGCAAAATTCATGAGCGAAATCGTACCATTGTTCAGTTCGGCTTTTTCGGCTGTCCAAGCATATATTATAAATTCCGCTGTGTTTAAGTGCGAAGCTTGTAACAGGTTTAAACGAAAGCCTGATATCTAAAGCCTCGGCAATCCGTTCAAAATTAATTTGTTCTGGTTCTGTAATATCAATCTTCCTGTATAAGTTTTCAATCCAATCCTCTAAATGACTGTTTGTATACCTCAAGATGAAAAACCTCCTTAAAGACGACAATCTAAAAATTGGATTCGTTAAATATTATAGGGAAAACTAAGACTTTTTTCATAGGAAAATGCATCTAAGATAAGGGTGGTGTTTCTTGAAGAGCTGCTAAGTAATTAATGACAATAATTGATAATGGAAAGTGTTTGTTTCATAATTAGAGCAATATTCGGTTTTAGAGTTAGAGGTATTTAGGCTACAAAAAGAAAAGGTGCGAAACGGAGGAATACATGCAATGCGAAGTGAACAGGTAATGATGGACATTTTTTTAGACTTTGCTTTGAATGATGAAAGAATCCGATTGGTTACTTTGGAAGGATCACGTACAAACAGAAATATTCTCCCCGACAACTTCCAAGACTATGACATTTCTTATTTTGTAACTGATATGGAATCTTTTAAAGAAAATGATCGGTGGCTTGAATTTTTTGGTACTCGGATTATGATGCAAAAACCCGAAGATATGGAGCTTTTTCCTCCCGAATTAGGTAACTGGTTTTCATACATCATTCTTTTGGAGGATGGTAACAAATTAGATCTAACCCTTATTCCAATCAGTGAAGTAGAAGATTATTTTGCTAAGAACGATGGTTTGGTTGAGGTCCTGCTTGATAAGGATAATTTCATCAAAAATAAAGTAATCCCAAATGATCGTCAATATTGGATTAAAAAGCCTTCTGCAAGGGAATTTGATGATTGCTGTAATGAGTTCTGGATGGTTTCGACTTACGTAGTAAAAGGATTAGCAAGAAAAGAAATACTTTTTGCAATTGACCATTTAAATGAGATTGTACGTCCTAATTTATTGAGAATGATGGCTTGGCACATTGCATCTCAGCAAGGGTATACATTTAGTCTTGGGAAGAACTATAAATTTATTAAACGTTACCTTTCAAATAAAGAATGGGAAGAGCTAATGTCTACATATTCTATGAATGGGTATCAAGAAATGTGGAAGTCGTTATTTACTTGCTATGAATTATTTAGGAAATATTCAAAAGTTGTATCAGAAAGTCTTAGATATAAGTATCCAGATTATGATAAAGGCATCACAAAGTATACGGAAAGTATTTATAACTCATTAAAATGAATGCATAAACCCGCCTCCTTAGCGGGAGTTTTCTTGTTTATAAAGAAGAAATTAAACTAATGAAAAAAGAAGAGTCTATCATAATACTCTTCTCTAAATTGTTTCAGTCTTCATTTTTCCTTTCCTTACAAATACCATGATTCCGGGGATGATCATAAGTATAGCTGGTATTAAATAGAACCAATCAATACATATAAGTCCTCCCCCTGAGGCAAATAGTAGAACACTGCTCAACTTTGGCTTAAATAAGACAACAATTGAAGCTGTAAACCCAATACATGAAAGGATCAAAGATACCCATGCCTCAACAAGAAGGTCGCTTGTCATTTCAAAGTATCTAATTAAATGAAAAAATAAATCAAGATAGGCGATAACTAAAGCAAAAATAGATGCTACAACACCCAATAGGCTCCCTGTCAAACTTAAAAAAAACTCAATGGTTCTCTTCATAATAAACGCTCCTTATGTAATCAGGCCACTTCATTTTTATATATGAAAATGTAAAAGAAACATAAATGAAAATATAAATGAGGAAAACAACAAAAACCCTTGTCGTGTAAGGGTTTCTATAGGGTTCAAAAATCACTTTATAAATGAGGATTTTATTGAGATATAAATGAGAATCTAAAACTTATTAGTAAACAGAATTAAACATAATAAACAGAAATAAATAATAATAAATAACTGCGTTTATTTATCTGATTTCCGTCTTTCCTTTAATTGCTCCGTTATAATCTCCAAAGCAGCCTGTAAGATCTCATCTGTTACCTCACCGTCTTTAGCTGCAAGGAATGTTTCAGGATCGTTTAACACTTTTTTTGCATCGTCAGTGATTATATTGGATGATTTATCTTTTCCTCTTAAAAGATAGTCTGTAGATACATCAAAAAAGTCGGCTATTTTGATTAATGTTTCGTAATCAGGTTCGCGAGTGCCTTGTTCATAATTAGCAAGTTTTCCTCTTGAAAAGCCTAATCTGTCTGCGAGTTCATATTGGCTTAGACCTTTTTCTTTTCTTAAAGCTGCTATCCTTTTACCTAACATATACACTCACTCCTTGTTATTAATTATAACTTGGAAACTAAGCGTTTCTATATTTGGAAACAAAAAGTTTCTAAAAATACTTGACGGACACGTTTTGTGTCCTGTATATTATAAATCATAAAAGGAAACAAAACGTTTCTAAGGGGGTGTTATAAGTGGAAAGGGAAGTTTTGTTTTCCTTACGTGGAAACACGTCAAGAACAGTTGTTGCTAATGACTTAAACATAACTCCACAGATGCTAGGGGCAATTGAAAGAGGGGATAGAACTCCCTCCTTAAGTCTGGCCAAAAAGATTGCAGACTATTATGGAACAACTGTAGATGAAATTTTTTTTACTTCAGAATAGACACAAAATGTGTCCTAAATATAAGACAAGTACAGATAAGGGGGCTTAATTATGAAAGTCATCTTGAAAAAAGGACCGCTGTTTGAACAGGCAGAGGCCAAAGCTTACAAATACCTCAGTGGGATACTTGTTCAGCGAATGAATGAACATCAAGAAAAATTAGCACAGCAAAAGAAAAAGGAATCAGCCTAAGTCAATTTATAAACAGCATGGTCTATTAACTTCAATTTTAAAACTGAAAATCCAATATATCAGGAGGCAAACATATGGAGAACAACCCATACAACATGCGGAATTTACCGCGGATTATGCGTAGTGCCCGTAAGGCTGCAGGTCTTTCCCAATACCAAATCGGCAAATTAATCGGAGGTAAGGATCAAAGGTATGTTTCAGATGTTGAAAATGGACTTGCCAAGCTTACTCCGGAGTTATGTATTAAATGGTTTGAGAAGTGCGATGCCTATGAACATATTGATCTTGTACATTACTTATTCAAACTTCACCCAACAGCGGCTGCTCCTATTGATCCGGCACTTAATGAATGTGCAAGTAATGCGGTGATTAATATGGTTCACCAATTGGAGGAAGCACTGCAAGCAACCAAACATTTAGCCCGTTGGCTTACGGATAACCGACCAGGTAAAACAGAGGAGCTGCCGATGGCTGATATTAAACAGATTTTTGATTTGATTGCGGCTAACAAAACATTGATTTATTCACTCGTTCGTACTCACGGGTTGAAAATGCAGGAGCTTGCAGATAGGTGGACGCGGAAAGCTCTAGTTGATCAAGTTGCTATGGCGAAACAAGAAGGAAGGCAGGCGGTCTCAATATGAATACTAATCATTTCTTGAAATCAGATGTTTCTATCGCAAAAAGAAAAATTGAATCAGCAGAAGAGCTATCAATCATGCTGTCAGAGGCATTACGTGATGGTGATTATGAAGAAGCGATTAGTCTTGCTGGAAGCATCAAGGTTCTTACTGAGGATATTAGCCGGCTGGCAAACAAAGGTCGTCTTTATGAAACGGCATTGAAAATGCAACAGCAAGGTATCAACTTAACTGTAGTGAGCAGGTGTATAGGATGATGGTTCATTTTGTTCATAAGCCTGCAACTGCTTTGGAGGTTCGTAAATGGTGTGCGATGATTCGTAACAATAGAGAATTCCATCTGTTATGGGATAGACGTGCAGACAAATTCAGAGAGGAGAGTAAGAATGGTCGAAAATCCAATGGTCATAAACAACTGGCACGATAAGCTGACTGAAACGGATGTGCAAATAGATTTTTACGGTGATGAAGTAACACTAGTTGATGATTATGTAATTGATGGCGGCGAAATCATTCTCAGAGAGAACTTGGAAAGATATCTAAGGGAGCAACTTGGTTTTGAATTTAAAGATGCGCAATAAAAAAGCCCACTCGGCAAAGTGGACTTCTTTAAAGGCTATCAATAAAAACTCATGTGCAAAATATTTTATCAGATAGCCTCAATAAAAACAATGGGGGTTTTGTTATGACAAGCAAAAGGGCAGAGGTTCTTGCTAAGACTTCTGAAATGAGCCGAGATGAATGGCTTATTGAAAGAAGAAAAGGAATTGGCGGCTCTGATGCATCCATTATCTTGGGGTTAAACAAGTGGAAGACACCTTTTGAATTATGGTTAGACAAAACAGGACAGGTCCCTGTTAGTGAATCGCAAAGTGAAGCTGCTTACTTTGGAACATTGCTCGAAGACATTGTTGCAAAAGAATTTGAGATACGTAGTGGCAAGAAGGTTAGACGTAAAAAAGCAATTCTCAAACATCCAAAACATGATTTCATTTTAGCTAATGTTGATCGAATGATCGTTGGTGAAAAAGCGATCCTTGAATGTAAAACAACCTCTGCCTACAACTTAAAAGAATGGGAAGACGAAGAAATCCCCGAGAGTTATATCGTGCAGGTCCAGCATTATCTGGGTGTGCTTGGACCTGAATATCAGAAAGCTTACTTTGCTGTGCTGATCGGCGGGAACAAATTTGTCTGGAAAGAGATTGAGCGGGACGACGAGTTAATTGACATGATCTTTGAAGCAGAGATTGAGTTCTGGAATGACAAGGTCTTAGGTGGACAAGCTCCTGCTTTAGATGGTTCAAGTGCTGCGGAGGAATACCTCAAAAAACGATATGCCGAAACGGAAAATAACAAAGCTATTGATTTAACTGGGGCTAATCGAGAACGTATTCAACAATACTTGCTTCTTAAAGAACAGATCTCAGAGCTTCAAAGTCAGGCAAAAGAGTTAGAGAACCAGATCAAACATGAAATGAAGGATGCAGAGTATGGGTTTATTGGAAACTATCAAGCTTGTTGGAAGCCAGTTGTCTCAAATCGAGTTGACACGAAAAAGCTGAAAGAGCAGTTTCCGGATATTTACGAGAAGGTCAAAAAGGAAACCCATTTCAGACGTTTTGGAATCAAGGAGGTTAGCTGATTATGGCTACTAATCAATCAATTAAAAACAACATCCAAAAGAAACAAAAAAGCGCTCCTGTTCAGCAACAAGGGGCAACCATGAAAGGCTTGCTTTCCTCACCATCCGTTATTAAGCGATTTGAGGAAGTGTTAGGGAAGAGGGCTACACAGTTTACTGCTTCTATCTTAAGCCTTTATAACAGCGAGCAGATGCTACAGAAAACAGATCCTATGAGCGTCATATCCTCAGCAATGGTGGCAGCTACACTCGATCTGCCTATAGATAAAAACTTAGGATATGCCTGGATTGTTCCTTACGGAGGTAAGGCTCAATTTCAGCTTGGATACAAAGGATATATCCAGCTAGCCTTACGAACAGGCCAATATAAATCCATCAATTGCATACCGATTCATGAAGGCGAATTGCAGAAGTGGAATCCGCTGACTGAGGAGATCGAGATTGATTTTGAAAAACGAGAATCAGACGCGGTAATTGGTTATGCAGCTTATTTTGAGTTGATAAATGGCTTCCGAAAAACAGTGTACTGGACAAAGGCACAAGTGGAGAAGCACAAAAAGAAATTCAGTAAGTCTGATTTTGGATGGAAAAATGACTGGGATGCTATGGCACTTAAGACTGTATTAAAAGCAGTTTTGAGTAAGTGGGGAATTCTCTCTGTGGAAATGCAAAAAGCCGTTATTGAGGAAGATGAAATAAGGGAACGGATTGACATTACCAATGAAGCGGATAGTTCAGAAATTATCGATTCCGAGCCTTCAAACAAAGACGAACCGGAAAAAACAAGCGAACAAGAAGCTGATCCTTTTGACGGCAAGCCTGTAGATATAAAAGACGATGAACTTCCGTTTGATTGAGGTCGGCATCTCTGACATAACTGCACTCTGTGAAAGGAAGTAGGTGATTGACTTGGACATCAAAGCAATGGGGTATGTGGTCATACCCCGACTACCATTCGAAGAGTTTAGGGATGAAAAAATTTATGATCACTTGTTCAAAAGAGCTGAATACAGGCCAAATCAAGAGCTAGAGCTTGGGCAGACCATTATAAAAGTTGTGGAACTTGCAAAAGATTTTAACTGGTCAGCTGCACAGATCAAATACTCACTAGACCGAATGGAGAAACAGGGATATATCAAATTGCACCGTCTTCCACAAAAAAGAGGGTTCATCGTCACCATACTTCATTATGCAGACTACATACAACTAGGAAATTACATGAAGAAAAAAGCTTTGGAACCAGCTGAGATTGAACATCAGGAGGTCGATGACAAAATGAAAAATGCCTTTGAGCTATATGAAAACAAAGTTGCTCGGTCAGTCGGTCCTATAGAGGCACAGCGAATTGGATACATGGTCGACGATTATGGTGAAGAAAAAGTGATGGAGGCTATCAAGACAGCTTTTCAATTAAAGGGGAAATCAGCTAGTTTGTCATACGTTCAAGCCATTTTATCAAATCCATTCACTCAAAAAAGAAAGGAGAAACAATATGGCTATAAACAAAGCAGTCAGTATAGACACCGCATTCCAAAAGATCATGCAGGAACTTCGGGAAAGGTCTGCCCGCTTTTTGGGAACAAAACAGGCCGTATCAGAAGAAAAGGCTGAATTTGATTGTACTTATTGTAAGGATCGTGGAATTGTCGTTTATCGGGTCCATAAAGATACTCCATGGCATTTAGATGATCAGTTAGATCTTATGGTTCCAGACGATATGGTATCGGAAGATGATTTTCTTTTGGGGAAGGTTTGCACGCCGGACAAAGCTAGTGAATGGAAAGATACTTATTCAAAACAGTGTGAATGTGTGAGACGAAAGAAAATAGCCAGACTCATGTCAGCTAGTGGCATTACAGAAGAGTTTGAAAAGCTTCTCTTTGGTAACTTCATCACGGACGGTAAGCCAGACATGATCAAAGATGCTTATGAATGTGCAGTGGAATACTATAAAGATTTTCAAAAAATCAAAGGAGAACGGCAAAACAGTATCGCATTACTCGGACAGCCAGGTAGCGGTAAAACTCATTTGCTCACAGCGATTATGAATAATCTGATCAAGAAAAAATCAGTACACTGCATGTATTTCCCTTACGTAGAGGGCATGGGTGATTTGAAAGCTAACTTTGATAACTTAGAAGCGAAACTCGATGCCATGAGAAAGATCGAAGTTCTATTCATTGATGACTTATTTAAACCAATAAACGGTCAACCAAGGGCAACCGACTGGCAGGTTGAACAAATTCAGTCAGTCTTAAACTACCGATATTTAAATCACAAGCCTTTGCTGATTTCTTCGGAGTTAACAATCGATGAAATTTTGGACATTGACGAGGCTCTTGGTTCACGAATTCACCAGATGTGCCGTGATTACATAGTGATTATTAAAGGCGAACGAATGCAATTAAATCATAGGTTAGGTGATTGGGAATGAAGGAAAAAATGAATGTAAAAGCAGCTGATGGACTTTATATATTCGGACCTTTAAGTCCTACAGAAGGTAAAGATCTTACGCCAACTATCCGTTTACTTGAGGAAAAAATAAAGCAAATGGAGCGGATGCTGAGTGCTTAAAGCAGTCGTGTCTCTGCTGGCAATTTTACTCTCCGCACCGAGAATAGAAAAAGAAATTCAGCTATGGGAACAGCTTGACGGGAGGTAAAGAACAGTTGGATTGCATTAAGTTCACTGTTTATGGTGAGCCAGTCGCACAGGGGCGGCCGCGTGGATCAATACGAAATGGGAAGGTGCATATGCGTGATCCAGCGAAATCAAAGCACTTTAAGCAGTATGTGGCATTGGTTGCATCTCAGCATCGCCCAGAAACAATTATTACTGGTCCTGTCTCAATGGATGTCAAAGTGTACAGACCAATGCCAAAATCACTTTCAAACTCAAAAAAGAAGAAAGAACAAGCCGAAAAAGGTCTTCTGAGGCCTACTACAAAGCCTGATGTTGATAACTATGTAAAGGGTGTGAAAGATGCTTTGAATCATCTGATATACAAAGATGATAGTCAGGTAGTGGACCTGAAAGTCAGCAAGTTTTATAGCGATGAGCCGAGGGTGGAGATCAAGATAAAAGAGGTTTCTGCCTAAAAATAAAAAACACCGAAGCGCTTAGCCTCAGTGTTCTTGATATGAACTGGTACTTCTATCATAACACAGGGGGCGCTTTGAGTGTACAATCCAAGAGAAATAAACATCAAAAAAGACTTCACTATTCAGCAGAAAATTGACCCAGGAAAAGTTCAGATCATTGTTTTAGATGGGAATCAAGGTACAGCCCATGTCTTAGATGCTCCTGAGCACGGTAAAACTGTTATTCAAACTGTAAAGGGGAGCTTTGCGCGGGTTGATCATGAGATAGGTTACAAGGTTAAATAGTCGGAAAAATTTATAGATAATGCAAAGCTTTTTTGAATTTATAAGATGATCTAAACAACTTATCCGAAAAACCGATATTACTAATAAAAGGGAAAAATCTCAGATTTATGTTAGAATGATAAAGTGAAAGATATACTTTTTTAGGGGGATATAAGTGAATATTAAAAGGTTAAAAATTAATAATTTATATGGGAAAACATACGATATAAAATTTCACGAACAGTTAACTATTCTTTATGGATTAAATGGAAGTGGGAAAACTACAGTTTTAGATATATTATTCTATATATTATCCGGTAAAATTAATATGCTTATAAAATATAAGTTTTCTTCATTGGATTTGCAATTTGAGAAAAATAAAAAATTAACACGTTTGACTCTTCATGATAAGGGAGAATACATAGAAGGGAAATTGGGAGATTTCGAGTTTGAATTATTCAAAGAACCACAGTTACTGTATTCTGAGGATTATAAAGCCATGTTAAATAAAAATACATTAAGTGATTTTAGAAAAGAAATAGTACGCCTTTCTGAAACAGTTTATATACCTCTTAATAGAAGAGTTAGAGAAAATATCTCCCGCGGAGTACCGGTACCTACTAAAAAAAGAGCATTATCATTAAGCGAATTAAAAAATAATGAAGAAGTTGAAAATGTTTATTACGCAATTCCCTCTGAAAATCAAAAAAATATTGCAGACTCTATAAAAGCTGCAAATAGACATTTTGAATTACATAAGCAGAGAATAGTTAGAGAGGAAAATATCATAAACACAGCTTTGAGAAATGAAATGGTCGAAAACTTTTCAGTACCAATAACTACAGATTTAATGCACGCTGATGACTATGATTTTTCAAATCTAGAAGAAAAGATGAATGTAATATTTAACGATAAGAAAAATTTCAAAACAAATATAAAGGAATTGTTGACTCAATATAATGAAACAAGATGTAGCTATGAAAAAAAACAAAATAACATTGTTATAAAAGATGACAAAATGTTTATTAAACATATATCAGCGTTTGTACAGTTAAGCAAATTAAATGAAATTGAATCAATAGCATCAATGCAAAAAAGGAAAATTGATGTACTAAAAGAGAACTTAGCACATGTATTGAAATCAATAAATAGTCTGTTGAAAGATACAAATAAAAGAATTAAATTTAACGAAGATGAAAATAAGTTAGTCTTCTTAAATTATGATAATAAAAATGAAGAACTTGATTTGAGACTGCTTTCTTCCGGAGAAAAACAAATTGTTATTTTTTTTGTTTTTTTCACTAACATCTCAATTTCGAACAAAGGATAAATTATTGCTTATCGATGAACCTGAACTATCACTTCATATTGAGTGGCAATCCAAGCTCCTTGATTTATTAATGCAGAATAATAATAGCTCGCAAATTATTATTGCTACTCACTCACCTGATGTAATAGGAGATTATAAAAAGTTTTGTTCTGAAGTGAGAGGGATCACACATTGAATGCATTTCCAACTAGAAGTGAAAAATCATTTTTAGCAGATGCAATGTTGCGATATAGAGAATATGACATATTCTTATTCATTGAAGATGAGAAAATGAGATCTGTATATAAAAAAATAGTCGACCGATTGGTTATGGGAAAATTAAAAATTGGGAAAGTTTATAGCTTACATTCCAAACAAAATGTATTGAGGTTGTTTGATAAATGGAAGGAAGAAGAAGCTTCTTTTGATAAATGTTTTTTTATTGTTGATAAAGACTTTGATCACTTCAAAGATATAATAACACCAAATCATTCTAATTTAATTGAGTTAGAGAAATTCACTCTTGAAAATTATTTAGTCACTAAAGAAGGAGCACTTTCTCTTTTAAAGTTAAAGATATTTGATAAAGAAGATGATGAACTAGAAGCCTTATTAGATTGGGAAAAATGGATTTCTCATATGTATCAGAGTTTTAAAGATCTCTTTATTTTTTATGCGATTGCTTTTAAATATACTCTTGATAAAAATACAAGTATAAATCCCGGAAGATATTTCGAAAAAGGTGCTTGTGAAATAAATCATGCTGAAATAAATAAGTATATCCAAAACATTAAGGATATTTGTGAAAGGGAAAATATAGATTATGAAGAAGAATTTTTGAAAATTAATGATTTCTATAACGATGTTGATGGGTTTAACTATTCTGGATTGATAAAAGGAAAGTACTTATCCTTTGGTTTATTCAAATATCTAAATATGAAAATTATCCACAAAAGGTTAGACGAAGAATTAAGTTATTACACCATGGCTGATAATATTAATTTAGAACCATTAACATTTATGAAAAAAAAGCTTCTTAAAGAATCACCACAAGAGTTAGTTAGTTTGTACCTAAGTAAATAATCGTTAAACAAGTCCAAGACGGAAAGCCTGCGGACACTGAACTCACAGCATTTACGCTGTTGTTCGGTGTCCGTTTTTTATTTACTTAAAAAGGGAGGACACTATCATGAATCGAAAAGACATTGAAAATCTAATCAATAGCTATCACTGGATGGTAAAAGAGGTTCGTCGTTTGCAAAGGGTACTCTATGGTTCAGTAGTTCCCATGAAGAATTGGGGTGTTGCACAATACGGATTAGAAGCTGCTATGCCAAAAGGGTGTCCGGGGAAGAGTCAGGCTGAGTTGCGGCAAATGGATATGAGAGAGGAACGTCTTTTCAAACGTCTTAAGTATTATGAAGAGCGAGTATATGCGGTGGAGTTAGGGGCAGAAAAGATCAAAGGAGAGCAACATAAAGTCATTTATGATTGCATGATGGAGGGGGTGAGTTACCGTGCTATTGGTCTTCACCTTGGCATTTCAAGGGAAACTGTACGCAAAATGAAAGACGAGTTGATCAGCCAATTATGCCAAGATTGCCACTTTGAGCGTTTGTTGAATCTGAAAAAAACTGTGGTGTAAAATGGGAGGCAGGTCGGCGTGGCTGGAATCTATGCAGTATTGCGCGCGATAGTTACGGGGAACGTAAACGATGAGATCTAGCTTGAAGGAAAGTCATATAACTGCTCTCCATTTTCTTTGCTTACTTTCTGGGGAAATCGGCGGGCCACAAATAAATTAGAATAGTGTATTAAGCGCTTAGAAATAGATTTTCTAAAAGAGATAAGCTTAAGCGCCTGAAGAAAGAATCTCCTCAGGCGCTTATTTAATACTATCATGATGGTCTTGGGCAATAAACATTACAGTCTTCTACAACAAAGGGAGAATCCTTTTTTAAAAGTCTTTCTACACCAGGGTCATTTTTTAAACTCTTTTGAATCATGTTCTCTAAAGCGTAAATATCAATAATGAGCTTACCTTCTGAATTTACCTCAATAAATTTTGAACTCAT